CCTGATTTCATCACCTTGGCGGAGGCGCAGTTCAACCGGAACATCCGCCACAGGCGCATGGTGGAGCGGGCTACGGCGACGCTGGATAGCGAGTACAGCGCCGTCCCGGCTGATTGGCTTGAAAGCATCCGCTACCAGATTAACACAAACCCGATCACGGTAATGGAGTTCGTTTCGCCAGACCAAGCGGCGCTTTTGAAGGGTGCCAACGGGACCACCGGCAAGCAGTTTCAGGTTGTCCCGGCGCCGGATAGCGGGTCCGCCTATACTGGCGAGTTGACCTATTACGCCACGATCCCCGCGCTTTCGGTTTCCAATACAACGAATTGGCTTCTGACGGATTCGCCTGATCTGTACCTATATGGCGCGCTTTTGCAGGCTGCGCCCTATTTACAGGACGATCAGCGTATTTCTACCTGGGGAACGCTTTATGAGCGGTGCCTTAACGATCTGAAGGTTTCCGATGAGCGGAGCCGGATGGCAACCAGCGCCCTTCGGATGCGGGCAAGGAGTTTTGGCTAATGACAACAAACGCCTTCACCAACTATCTTGAAAACAAGATCATGGCCTATGTGTTCACCGGCACGGCGTTTTCTTCGCCGTCTGGGAGCCTCTACCTTGGTCTGTTTACGGCGGCGCCTGGCGAGGGCGGTGGCGGCACGGAAGTCTCTGGCAATGGTTACGCCCGCAAGGCGGTCACAATGACCACCAGCGGCAACGCCAGCACTAATAGCAGCGCGGTTGAGTTTGACGCGGCAACGGGGTCTTGGGGAACCATTACCTATGTGGCGGTTTTTGATGCGCTGACTTCCGGCAATATGCTGGCTTACGGCGAATTGACGGTTTCCAAGACAATTGGCTCCGGCGATGTATTCCGTATCCCGGCTGGTGATCTCGACATCACGCTTGAATAGAGGTTGGTGAAATGGCGTTTGTTATTGCGGATCGTGTAAGAGAAACGTCCACCACCACTGGCACGGGTAACTTCACGCTGGCTGGTGCAGTTGATCGGTTTCGCACGTTTGATTCCGTTTTAGATACAGGCGACACGACTTATTACACCATTGCTGACCAGAGTGGGGTTGGGTGGGAGGTTGGTATTGCAACCTTCACCAGCCCATCCACTCTTGCGCGCACCACGATCCTTTCTTCCAGTAATGGCGGAAGCGCGGTTGATTTTGGCGCTGGGTCTAAGGATGTCTTTATTACTCTGCCAGCTTCACGGACGGTTACTTCGGTTGATGGGGGTTCTACTGGCCTGACGCCATCAACGGCTTCTTATGGCGCCATTTCTCTTGGCGGCACATTGGTCGCCGCAAATGGCGGTACGGGGCAATCATCTTACACCATTGGTGATTTGCTTTATGCCAGCGGCACCACGGCGCTTTCTAAGTTGGCTGACGTTGCTATTGGCAGCGCGCTGATTTCCGGTGGTGTTGGTACGGCTCCAAGCTGGGGTAAGATTGGTCTAACAACCCATGTTTCTGGCACGTTGCCGGTAGCTAATGGCGGCACCGGCACACCCACAGCCTTCACCGCTGGCTCTGTGGTGTTTGCTGGCGCGTCTGGGGTATATAGCCAGGACAATAGTAATCTGTTTTGGGATGATACTAATAACAGGTTGGGGATTGGGACGAGTTCGCCGGGTTACAAATTAGATGTAAGTGGTTCAGGAACCCAGACTGTCCGTTCAATAACCACTGACACATCTGGGGCTAATATTGGTAAATTTAGAGCCGAATATACTGGCGGTGGCGGCGGTACCGCTTCCGCAATAGATATGCGCGCAGGAGATAATTATACTTATTTGCTTACCCAGAGTAACACCCCAATGTTGTTTGGTACTAACGACATTGAACGTATGCGCCTTGACACTAGCGGCAACCTTCAATTCAACTCCGGCTACGGCTCCGTTGCCACCGCGTATGGATGCCGGGCTTGGGTGAATTTTAATGGGACGGGGACGATTGCTATTAGGGGTAGTGCTGGGGTTACAAGTTTAACCGACAATGGAACTGGGCAATATACAATAAATTTATCATTTACAATGCCGGATTCGAATTATGCTGTGGTGGGTTCCGCTGGGGAGGCAAACAACGCCATTGGTGATAGGCAGTTATCGACTTATCCGGTAAATACAACATCTTGCAAAGTTGTATCGGGGCAAACAGCATCAACTAATGTTTATGACGCGACTCAAGTTCATGTCGCTATTTTCCGTTAGGAGCCAACCATGAACTCTCGCATCATATTTCCCACAGACGAAGGCGGAGTTGCTATCATTATTCCAGCCCCCGAATGCGGTCTGACGATTGAGGAAATCGCCGCCAAGGATGTGCCGAAGGGTAAGCCATACAAGATCGTGGATGTCGCTGACATCCCGTCAGACCGTCTGTTTCGGGGGGCTTGGACCTATGTGGAGGAAGATCAATGATCCGAATTGACATAATCAAGGCCAAGGCCATCGCGCATGATATGCGCCGTGCGGCCCGTGCGGAGGAGTTCAAGCCGCATGATGAAATCATCATGAAGCAAATCCCTGGCGTTGATGCTGTGGCAGCAGAAGCTGCGCGTCAGGCAATTCGTGATAAGTATTCCGCCATGCAGACGGCGATTGATACGGCTGCAACGCCAGATGAAATCAAGGTCGCTTTAGGGGTTTAACAAATGTTTGGCTTCTCAACCTTCGCCCAGACCCCATTCGCGGCGCTATCTGGGGCGATTGTTGAGGGTCAGGTTGCGATTGACGCCACGGCTGATTTAGCCGTTTCGGCCAATATAACAGCGGCAGGGGCGGCGCAGATTGATGGTATCGCCGATCTTGCGGTTTCAGCCCAAAGTATACAGCAGGGCCAGGTCGCCATAGACGGGGTTGGTGATCTAGCCGCCACTGCCCAGCGCATCCAAAATGGCGCTGTCGCCATAGATGGGGTGGCGGATGTAACGGCTTCCGGGGTGGTGGTTTACCTGGGCGCGGTGACGATAGAAGGCATTGGGAGCCTATCTGTTGCCGGCCAGATGGTTGTTTCGGGGGCAGCGGCTTTTTCTGCCTCTGGAGCCATGGAAGTATCGGCCATTCTCAAGTGGTCAAACATTCCAGATGGCACAGAAATATGGACCCAATCGGCTGATTCCGCTACAATATGGACACCGATTGCAGATGGTTCAGAGGCTTGGACCCCAGCAGCCCCGGTGTCTAATACTTGGACAGCGATACCGGATGGCGCTGAGACATGGACAAGGGTGCAATAAATGGCTGATACCACCACCACCAACCTGGGGCTAACGAAGCCGGAAGTTGGGTCTTCTGCCGATAGCTGGGGCGGTAAGTTGAATACCGATATGGACCTGATTGATGCTGTTTTTGCGGCTAATGGTGGCGGTACGGCGGTAAGTATTAAAATTGGCACCTTGGCTAAGTTTGTTGGCTCTACCTCTGGCAGTATCAATCTTCAGGCAACAGCGATAGCGGGTAGCAATACGCTAACACTACCAGCGGTGACAGCTAAGGTTGACGCTTTCCCATCTGGCACGGTGATGTTGTTTGCCCAGACGGCGGCACCTACTGGCTGGACGAAATCAACCACGCATAATGATAAGGCGCTTCGGGTTGTTTCTGGTTCCGCCAGTTCTGGCGGTAGTGTGGCGTTTTCCACTGCGTTCGCCTCTCAGGCAGTGGCTGGTACGGTTGGTGATACAACACTTACGACAAACCAAATTCCTAGCCATACTCATGCTGGCACAACAGCTAGTAATGGCGATCACTCTCATTATCCATTTGGTTCCTCGCCAAGTTCTGGGAGTTTTGGTTCAAGTGTAAATAATATCGCGAGTGATTTGGCGTATAGTATTGTTGCGGCAAGTTCTGCAAACACAAGTTTTACAACAAATACAACTGGGGCACATACTCACACATTTACCAGTGACGCTACTGGTGGTGGTAGTTCCCACACCCACACCTTCACCGGCACCGCTATCAATCTCGCCGTTTCTTACGTCGATGTCATCTTGGCGACTAAAGACTGATGCAGATCGAAGCCAAACATAACTGCCCGCTAGATGGCTTTAACCCCTGCCGGAAGTTGGATTGCGCCTGGTTCATTCAGGTGCGTGGGACCAATCCAAATACCGGCAAGGAAGTGGATGAGTGGGCTTGTTCAATGGCTTGGCTTCCCATTTTGATGATCGAAAACAGCCAGCAACAGCGCCAGACGGGCGCAGCGGTGGAAAGTTTTCGGAATGAAATGGTCCGGT